CGCCGCGACTTCCTGATCCGCCGCCGCTGTCCCGCCTGCGCCCGAAAGCGTGATCCGCCCACGCCATGGAAAAGCAGGCTGCCCCGTCTCGCCTGTGTAAGGATTGGGCAAGATGTTGTTCGCCAACTGATCCATCAGGATAAAAGGGTAATATAACACCTCAACACCTTGCTCGCGTAGATGCGTGATGGCCTCGATCACCGACTGATCAGACGGTGTTCCACCATAGAGAGGCCGCCCGCTGGCGTCCTTTACCACCTCTTGCGCCAATCCCCGCGAGAGCCCCGCCACGCGCCAAGGCATTTCGCTCCCACCATGCAGCTTTTGCTCGACCTTCGGGCGCAACTCACATTCCCCGCAGCGCAGATCACCGCCAAACCAACTCACAATCAGCGAGCTGGCCTTCAAATTGGGCAGTTCTGTGATCATCCGCTCGGTCGCCACCCGAAAGTCGGCCTTGCCCGCTGGCGTATTCACATTGGCAAGCGCCGCCTGCCCCACGCCGTAGACATACCGCACAGGTGTCGTCGCGCGCGTATATTCGCCACTCCCGGGCATCATCGCGACAGCCTGCACGGCATGGGCCATATCCTCGCCAGCGTCCTCAAGATGCGCCTGCGTTGGTCGCATCACCTCAAATTCAAACTGCGGCACACGGTTTCCAAAGCGCTCCAGACCAAGCTCTTCAAGCACGACATAGGCCGTTCCTCGATACGCAGGCACTTGCCCAGCGCCTTCCACAGCCTCCATCTTCGGATCAGGCATCTGGTCAGGCAATCCACGATAAACCCGCATCCCAAGGCTCTCGGGGTCCACCTCAGCACCGTCCGCCCAAACACGCCCAACACCTGAGATCACCCCGTCACACAAACCAATAGCCATGCTCACAGAATAACTGAACTGGCTGGTCTTCGGACGCGACGGCGCGCCCTTGCCGCCGCCTGTTGTGGTCACAGTTTCTGAAAACTGGCTCGCCCAAATCACATGCCCCGCGACCCGCATGCGCCCATACACCTGAGCCACAGGGTCGCCCTCGCCCGCGCTCGTGAGCCTAAAGCGCTCAACACGACCATGTTCCACAACGTCGGAACCCTGCCCCATAACCTTCTGATCAATCGCTCGGCCAAGCGTGGCTCCTGCAAAACGGCCCACAGCAGCCATTGAAAGCCCAAGAACAGACCCACCAACTGAGCCGCCAATCGCAGCCCCGGCTGCAGAAAGTAAAATGGTCGCCATCAGGACACCTCCTCAGGAAAACGAAAAACCGCCACAACGCGGCGCTGCCAAGCGGCGGTCAGCGGGCTTTCCAACACCGCATGCCCCGAATAGGCGTGAATAAACGCAGGCAAAGCCCCGCTGGCCGACATAATCCCAAGATGCTTGGCAACAGCGCTGCTGCGCATCCTGAATAAAAGAACGTCTCCCGCCTGCGCCTGAGACACGGGCACAGGGGTCAAATGCCGCTCTGCGGCCTGCCACAGCCGTTCGTCCCGCTGCGGTTCACACCAATCAGGCGTGTAGGCAGGCACAGCCTCAGGCTCTATTCCATAAACACTCCGCCAGACCCCGCGCAACAAACCGAGACAGTCTGTGCCCACCCCCCTCAAGGAAGCCTGATGATGGTACGGCGTGCCAATCCACGCCCGCGCTTCCTCCAGCGCCGCCTGTGTCACATCAGTCATGCCCGTCTGCTCCCGCCGTTCGTCTGCCCCGCGCTTGCCGGCTGAACCGCAAGCCAACTGTCCCCCGGAATATCTGGAAAACCTTGAAAGTTCAGGAAGTTGACAAACTTTGTTCGACAGCTCTGCATCCGCTTGTCGCATCCAGCCACAAGTCGGATCGTGTCTCCTGTCGCAATCGCAGCCCGCATTGGATGCCAGAGCTCAATCACGCGGGTGTCGCCCTCAAAATAGTCACGTTTCACAACGCCCTTGAGCCCCTCGCAAGCGCCGCTCAGCCCCTCAAGCGTTCCAAAAGCAAACCACGTTTCCTCAAACCCAGTCATGCCTTCGAACCGAAAAACACGGCCCTCTTGCACGCTCTCGACAGCGCGCTCGTCAAAATAGCCCTCGCGTGTCGTGTCAAAACCACAGCTTCTGTCGCCCAGAACAGCGGTGCACGGCTTTTGGTACACGCGTCCGACAGGACGGCCCAAAGCCTCTGTTAGCCCGCGCAGCTCGGCGTGAAACGCCCCGTTGCCGCGCCTCAGCTCGCCAATCGTGCCAGCAAACATGATATGGCGCGCACTCACATCCGCCCAGTTGACAAGCCAACTGCGCACCTCGGCGCCGTCGTACCGCCCCGCTTCAATATCGGCCTCGCTGATACTCGCATCACTGAGCGCGCCCATCGTCTCAGTATTGTCCACAGAAAGACCCGTCGCCTGTTGTAGCGTGGCCGTGCTCATTCCCGTATCAGCCCGAAAACGGATGCCCTCAAATGTGAGCCCCGCATCGTGGTCGGTAAAGCCCAGTACCGTTCCGTCTCGACGCGTCAGCGCCCAACAGCGGCACACAGTCGTGATCCCAGTCTGCAAATGTGCGAGCAGATCGCCTCCAACGCCCCCCATCAGACCCGAAGCTCCACAACAGGCACGCTTGGCACTTCGCCCGCTTGAAATGTCGCCGCCGAAGCGATGATCTGGTCGGTGTCAAAGCGCACAGGAACATCAAAGTGAAATCCCGCCGTGATTTCGACACCCACACTCGGAGGATGCACAAACGTCACCAGCCCCGTGGTGTAATCCACAGTAAAATCAATCCCTTCACTCTGCTCATCGCCCCCAAGGCCGATCCGCAATGTGCCTTCCACAGGCTTGGCAATCGGGCGCGCATAGGTTTGCTCACCAGAGCGATACACCTTCACAAGCTGAAAGACGCTCATCACCTCATCACCAACCGCGATGATCTCGTCTTCAAAGCCAACCTCTCGCGAGGGACGCCCTGTCTGAAAGTCCGTCCAATCCTTCCAGCGAAAGCCGTGCGTCCGCCCGCGACGCGCCTCAAAAAACGCCAACACAGCGTCAATGTCATCCATCGAACGCAGCCCCATCCCGGCATCATAGCGCCGACGCGAATGCGCCCAAGGCGTGTTGCGCTCCTCAAACCCGTTGGCAAGGCTCACGACATCTGTGCGCCGCTCTGGTCCGCCAGACGATCCAAAGCTCAAGCTCGTCGGAAATCTAACCTCATGAAACTGCATGGCTTTCTCCTATCTGTTGCGGTTGCCACGGGCGAGCACACGGCCCATTTGCGCCGCGATCTGGCTTTGCGAGCGGCGAAAACCCTCCGCATCTGGTGTTGTGATATTCATCACGACATTGATGGCGCGGCCCGCCTCGGCCCTGACGCCAAGCTTGCCATCTGCCCCGCGCGAAAGAGGCATAATCGCCTCTGGCCCCGCCTCGCCCATCAATCCCGTGCCCCCGCGCATCGGAAAGGTCGTTGGGCTATTGATCACGCCCCCGTTGGCAAATGGCATAACCCTGCCTTGAGCAAAGCTTCCCCCCTGCGCGAAGGGAAAGATCCCGCCAACTAGGCTGCCAATGCTATTGGCGATGAGCCCGCCAAAATGGTCAGTCACTGGCTTCACAGCTGCCGAATAGCTCGCGTTGATCATGGATTGCGCGACCGTGCCCAGCACATCCGACAGCTTCGCCCCGTCCAGCACCACACCATCCACCGCGCGCCTCAGGCCACGGCTCAGCCCGCGTTCAAGCGTGGCAACCTCTTGCCCCGTTTCGGAAAAGCTCGCCCGCACCCGCCGCAGCTCGGCATCAAAACTCGCCGCCATACCTGCGGCCGCGCCCAAACTCTGCTCAAGGGCATCCGCCTTCAGCTCCAAATCGTCCAACGCATCGAAATCACTCATGTCTTTCCTCGTTCTTTCTTATCAGGGTAGGCCTCAAGCAGCGCCTGAAGCCCGGTCTTATCCATCGGACGCAGGCGCGCTTCCGGCCCCAGCATCAGCATGAGCTCCACAGGCGTCAGCGCCCAAAACTCATGTGGCCTCAGGCCCAGCCGTGTCAGGCCAAGCCGCAAAAGCTCCGCCCAATCAAACCCCATCCTGGCCCTCAGGCAGCATGAAGGCCCGCGCCAGAAGCAGCGCAGCCGCCCGCGCCGCAGCCATAGGCCCCCCCTCGATCTCGACAGATAGCAAGTCACTTGAAGACCCCTGCCAGCCCCCCCCGAAGCCCCGCAACAATAAGCTGCATGACATCGCGGGTGCTAAAGCTGCCTGCCTCAAAGCGGCTCACAAGGTCGACAAGCGTATCCGCGCCCATCGCCGCCTCAAGCTCGGCCAACGCCCCAAGCGTGAGCTTGAGCACGCGGCGCTCACCATCCATGACGAGCGCCACCTCAGAGGCAAACGGATTGCCCATCAGACACTCGCCGCCGTGAAGCTGAGCGCTCCTGCAGAATTGAGCGAAAGCTCATAGGTCGCCTCTCCGTTGTAGCTTCCCGAATATTCTATCGACGCCACCTGAAATGCGCCCTCAATTGTGCCAAAATCGGGTATGACAACCTGAAAATCAGGCGTTTCTCCGTCAAAGAAAATCTGGCGCGCGCGCTCGTCAGAGGCTGCATCCTTAAAGACGCCAGAACCCGAAATGGCCGCCGACTTAACGCCTGCGCCGCCCAGAATTTCGCGCCAGCCGCCCGCACTCTCGAGGCTGGTGACATCAACACTCTCCGCGTTAAAGCTGAGCCGCGTCGCGCGCAGGCCCGCGATAGTCTCGAAAAGGCCGTCGCCTGTAAGGTCGATCTTAATCAGAAGCTCTTTGCCGTTTTGTGCAGTCATAGGAAATCTCCAATGTTGTCTGTATGTTAAGTGTCGTCCTGAACCCGTGCCCGAAAGCGCAGATCGATCCTGCGCGTCGCGCCGGTGCCCTCGCGGGTGGCGCTTGCGCGGTCAAATCCGAGGTAAATAAGGCTGCCGCGCGTGAGCACGAGAGGCGCGTCAACAAGCACATCGCTCACCCGCCCCGCCACATCCTTGGCCGCCTGAAAGCCCGCGCTGTCGGTCACCACCGAAACGGTGAACAGATGCAGAGCCCCCGTGCCGCTCTTGTCAGAGCTGTCGAGCACATTTTCAGGCCCGAGCGCCACATAAGTCGCAGGCAGGCTCCCCGAAGGGATCGCATCGTAAATCGCCGTGCCCACGAGGGCCGCGAGATCAGGGTCAGAGATCAGCGCCTGATAAACAGCCGCCTGAAGCGCCGCAGAAACACCATAGCTCATGCCACAACCTCCTCTTCCGCCAGACAGGTCAAAAACCGCCCCGTCAGGTCATCTTCAACCACCGCTTCAATGCGAAAGATGCGTGCGCCTTCAACAAAGCGCTGTTCAGGCTTAGGGCGCATCGCTGCATCGTAGGGCGCCGCGCGCAGGCGAATTTTGTAAGCCACCCGTGCCAGAGGTACAGCCTCGCCCTGCGTCTCACGCCCTGTGCGCGCACTCACCTCGGCCCAAAGCGTGCCAAGCGGCTGCCAAGTGATCGTAAATCCCCCCGCTCCGTCAGGAATACGAACAGGATCTTCGAGCAAAAGCTGACGGTTCAGCATCGGAACACTCATTGTCCCGACCCCGCAAACAGCCGCACCGTACGATACCGCTCGATCAAAGAGCT